CTGTTCCGTTCTGACGAGCAGGACAGCGGCGCCAATGAGGCGTACGACAACGCCTTTGAGGAGGCTGTCGGCGGTGGCTTCGGTGCGTTCCGCCTGCGTGCCGTATACGAAGACGAGTACGACGAAGAGAACGAAAAGCAGCGCATCCGCATTGAGCCGATCTATGACGCCGACACCACCGTGTTCTTCGATCTGGATGCCAAGCGCCAGGACAAGTCAGACGCGCGCATGTGCTATGTGCTGACCGCGATGACGCCCGATGCCTACCGCGAAGTCTGGGAAGATGACCCGACCACCTGGCCGAAGGGCATCCAGCAAACGGGGTTTGACTGGGCAACGCCTGATGTCGTTTATGTTGCTGAGGTCTACCGCGTCGAAGAGGCGTCGGAACTGATCCGCATTTTCCAGACCCTCGACGGGCAGGAAGAAAAGTATTTTGAGCGCGACTTCGAGCAAGATCCTGAACTGGAAACGATGCTTGAGGCTGTCGGCACCAAAGAGGTCCGCCAGCGCCGCGTGAAGCGCCGCAAGGTGCGCAAGTACATCATGAGCGGCAGCAAGGTGCTGGAGGACAGCGGCTACATTGCCGGCGACCAGATCCCGATCATCCCGGTCTATGGCAAGCGTTGGTTTGTGGACAACGTCGAGCGGTGCATGGGCCATGTGCGTTTGGCCAAGGACGCCCAGCGCCTGAAGAACATGCAGCTTTCCAAGCTGGGCGAGATCAGCGCGCTTTCGACTGTTGAGAAGCCGATCTTCACGCCCGAGCAGGTCGCCGGCCACGAAATGATGTGGTCCGAGGACAACCTCAGAAACTATCCCTACCTGCTCCTGAATACCGTGACCGACGCCAACGGCGGTGAGACGCTTGCCGGCCCGGTCGGCTACACCAAGCCGCCACAGATCCCCCCTGCGCTGGCTGGCCTGTTGCAGATCACCGAGCAGGACATGAGCGATCTGCTGGGCAAGCCCGATGCTGCCGAGGAGGTCGTCTCCAACATCAGCGGCAAGGCCGTGGAACTGATCCAGCAGCGTCTGGACATGCAGACATTTATCTACATGTCGAACATGTCCAAAGCCGTGAAGCGTTGCGGTGAGGTCTGGCTGTCGATGGCGCGTGACATCGTGGTCGAACCTGGCCGCAAGATGAAGTCGGTGGGCCTCGGCGGTGAGTTGTCCAGCATTGAAATCGGCAAACCGATGCTCAACCCCAAGACCGGCGAAGTCGAATACGAAAACGACCTGTCCAACGCCAAGTTTGACGTGGCTGTGGATGTCGGCCCGGCATCGGCCACCAAGCGCAGCGCCACGGTTCGCGCGCTGTTGGGCATGATCCAGATCGCGCCAGATCCTGAGACGCAGCAGGTGCTGACATCGATGGCCATGATGAACATGGACGGCGAGGGCATCGGCGAGGTGCGCGCTTACTTCCGCGACAAGCTGATCAAAATGGGCGTCATCCAGCCGACCGAGCAGGAAGGCGAGAAGCTGTTGGCCGAAATGCAGGCCGCGCAGCAGCCCGATCCGCAGGCGCTTTACCTACAGGCCGCCGCGATGGAAGCGCAGGCCAAGGCTGGCCAGGCTCAGGCCAATACAGAATACACCTTGGCGCGTGCGGAAGAGACCCGCGCCAAGACCGTTGAGGTGCTTGCTGGCATTCAGCAGAAAGAGCGCACCAACGTCGTGGAAACGGCGAAGGCTCTGCAAGAGACCGTCGCCACCGGAATGCGGCAACCGCCCAGCCGCACAATGTAATGGGTGAGAAAATCGCGAGGATCGCATGACTGAATTGGCAGAACAGGTTGAAGAGGACTTTGAAGTCGAGGCTGAAGAAACTGAACTAGAGGCCGAAGATGCCGAGATGGCAGACGAGGCTGAAGGCGATGATGCCGAAGATGGAGAGGTCGTCATATCGATCGGCGGGGAAGCGCCAGCCCCGGAAGAAGATGAGGAGGCCCGCGCGCCCGATTGGGTTCGTGACCTTCGCAAGCAGTATCGTGAGGAGAAACGTCGAGCCAAGGAGCTTGAACAGCGTCTAGCGCAGGTCGAACAGCGGAACACACCCGGGGTCGCGCCCCTCGGACCGAAGCCAACGCTTGAGAAAGCCGATTACGACACCGACCGATACGAGCGGGAATTGACCGCATGGTACGACAAGAAGCGCCAGCACGACGACCGTGAGGCTGCCATGAAGTCTGAGCACCAAGCTGTTCAGAAAGAATGGGAGCGCAAGTTGGAGGGCTATCAGGGGGCGAAGGCCAGCCTGAAGGTGCGCGACTTTGAGTTTGCCGAGGATGTCGTCCAAGACACCCTTAGCGTCATGCAACAGGGGATGATTGTGCAAGGTGCCGAAAACCCGGCGCTTGTCGTTTATGCTCTGGGCAAGAACCCGAAAAAAGCGAAGGAAATCGCTTCCATCACCGATCCCGTGAAGTTCGCCTTCGCGGTTGCGAAATTGGAGACGCAGTTGAAAATCTCGAACCGTAAGGCTCAATCGTCACCCGAGCGCAAGATCAGCGGCACCGCCCGCCCGTCTGGCGCGGTTGACAGCACCCTAGACCGCCTGCGGTCTGAAGCAGAAAAGACTGGCGACTATTCCAAGGTTTTCCAGTATAAGAAGCAGAAGGCCAAGGGCTAAACCCCACATGAAGGACCACGGAAATGGCTAACGCTTTTTCAAAAGAAGAACGAGTTGCCTTTGAGAACATCCTCGAAGGCTTCAACGATGCGCTGGTAATGTCGCGCAACGTGTCGGTGTACAACACCGGCGACGAAATGATGGCCCGCACCAACGACCAGATCTGGCGTCCGCAGCCCTACATTGCGACCTCGATCAACGGCGCACCGCGCACCGACATCTCGTCCAGCTTCATTGACTTCACGCAGCTTGCTGTTCCGGCCACCATCGGCTTCAGCAAGACCGTGCCGTTTGCTCTGGACGCGAAAGAACTGCGCGACCAGTTGCAGGAAGGCCGCCTGGGCGATTCCGCAAAGCAGAAACTTGCTTCGGACATCAACGTCGCCATCATGAACGTGGCTGCTGCTCAGTCCACCCTCGTCGTGACCCGCTCTGGCTCTGCCGGCGGCTACTCGGACGTGGCTGAATGCGACGCTGTGTTCAACGAGCAGGGCGTGCAGATGTTCGACCGTTATCTGGCGCTGTCTTCGCGCTCGTATAACGGCATGGCGTCGGATCTCGCTGGCCGTCAGACCATGACGGGCAAGCCGACCACCGCTTACGAGCGTTCGTTCGTCGGTGAGGTTGCTGGCTTCCAGACCTACAAGATGGACTATGCCAACCGCATCGCGGCCAACACCACCCCGGTCGGCGACATCGACGTAAATGGCGCCAACCAGTACTACACCCCGCGTGCGACCTCGACCGCAGGCTCGGGTGAAACCGCCAACGTGGACAACCGCTATCAGTCGCTCAACGTCACCTTGGCAGCCGGTGCTGTCCTGCGTGTCGGCGATGCGTTTAAGATCGCGGGCGTCAACGCGGTGCATCACATCACCAAGGGCGACACTGGCCAGGCCAAGACGTTCCGCGTGATCTCGATCACCTCGGGCGGCGGCACTGCCGGCAACAACACCATCGTCATCTCCCCGCCGATCATCTCGGCTGGTGGTTCGACCGATGCTGAATTGCAGTACAAGAACGTCACTGCAACCCCGGCTGACAACGCTGTCATCACCATCCTGAACGTCGATGCCGCTGACATCAACTGCTTCTGGCAGAAAGACGCTCTGGAAATCCTGCCGGGCCGTTACGCAATCCCCGCTAACGCTGGCGTGGAAATCATGCGTGGCACCACCGATCAGGGCATCGAACTGGTGATGCAGAAGTTCTACGACATCAACACCGCCGTCACGAAGTATCGTATGGATACCTTCTTCGGCGTTGTGAACAAGCAGCCTGAAATGTCGGGCATCATGCTCTTCAATCAGGTTCCCTGATTGTGATCTTTGGGGGCGGGGAAACTCGCCCCCTTCAACTATTCAGAAAATCCATGTGGAATATGTTTAAGGTGTTCAATTGAGTGACAGTTTGGGCAAAGAACCTCTAAGTTATTAATATCATTATTCTTCCTATCTCTGTCCTTATGATGAACCCCAAGAATCTTGGGTTCAGCATGGTATCCGCATCTTTCGCAAGAATTTATCATGCCTCGCCTAAGCATGCTTTTTCTTACAGTGGAGAACTTAGGTTTCCACGTTTCCTTGCTCTGTTTGCTTGTGCAGGATCGACTGCAAAACTTTCTGTTTTGTGATTTTGCGGCAAGAAAATCCTTTCCGCAAAATTCACACTTGCACAATGTGCGTCCTCTGCCCTTTAAAGACTTACTATAGCACTCTCTTGAGCAATATTTTGCGGTTTTACATCTGGACGAAATGTGGCTAAATTCATCACCACACATGGCGCATGTGGCACTCACCTGAACCATAGATGCCAAAGCGAGGCACCGTCTGGAGCAATACTTTGCCGTCTCAGAACGGTATTTCGGAAAACTGAAAACTGTGCCACAATGCGCGCAAGGTTTTTCCATGGAGGTCAACATGCCTTTGGTCAAGGGTTATGGCAAGAAAGCTATAGCCGAAAATATACGAACCGAAAGTAAAAGCAAGCCGCGCAAGCAGGCCATCGCCATCGCATTGAACACCGCACGCACCGCAGCCATGAAAGCCGGCAAGCCCGGCAAAGCACCGAAGGGGAAGAAATAATGCCGGGTGGTCTCTACGCGAACATCGCAGCCAAGAAGGCGCGCATCAAAGCTGGATCTGGCGAGAAGATGCGCAAGCCTGGCACCAAGGGCGCGCCGACCGCAGCCGCTTTCAAGGCATCGGAAAAGACAGCCAAGAAGGGCAAAAAATGACGACCATGCTTTACAAATCTCCCGGTGCGTTCAAGCGGAGCGCGACCGAGACGTTTGATCTGTGCATCGTGGAAGATGACGAGATTGAAGCCACCATCAAGGCTGGCTGGCACTTCACCGTGCGCGAGGCTATCGCAGCCTCCAGCGGTGCTGTGCAAGATCCTGAACCCGAGGCCAAGGCTAAACCAAAGCGTGGCCACACGCGCAAATCTGAGGCTCTGTGATGGCATACACCAAGCGCGACATCGTGAACCGGGCATTCGAAGAGATCGGCCTCGCTGGCTATGTCTTTGACTTGGCCCCGCAGCAGTTGGAAGGTGCCTTGCAGCGCCTTGACGCGATGATGGCAACGTGGAACGGCAAGGGCATCCGCCTGCGCTATCCGCTGCCGTCTTCCAACGCTGCCAGCGATCTGGATCAGGTGATCGGCGTTCCTGATGACGCGCTTGAAGCCATGCACCTCAATCTGGCGGTGCGCATCGCGCCGGGGTATGGTAAGACAGTTTCACCAGACACGAAGGCCAACGCTCAGATGTCTTACAAGGCGCTGCTGTCCAGATCGACCTTCCCGACCGAAATGCAGCTTGGCGATATGACGATCCCGAGCGGCCAGGGCAACAAGGGCTGGCGCTATTACAACGACGCGTTCCTGCGTCAACCGATTGACCCGCTGACGGTTGGCCCGGACAGCGCATTGACATGGGAATGACGCGATGACCAACATCAATCAGCTTTCTTCGCTTGACACGATCCAGCTTGGCGATCTCCTCGCCGTCTGGGCCACGAATAACGGCGACACGCGCAAAGCCTCGATCAACCTTCTGCTGACCTTTATGCAGGACAACCTGACGCTGCCGGGTTCGCTGACGACGCAATACGCGGCACCCAGCGCCACGGGGTTCTCGGTGACTGTAGCTGCCGGCGACACTTGGCTGTTGCTGACGCCCACGGCAACCTTCGCGGCTGGCACCATCGTGCTGCCCTCGGCGCCGACCGACAAGCAAGAGGTGAGCGTCAACTGCACGCAGATCGTTTCCGCGCTGACCGTCTCGGCTGGCGGCACCACTGTCACCGGCGCGCCGACCACCTTGGCCGCTGCCAACGCCTTCTTCACCATGCGATATGATGCTGCTACCAACGCCTGGTACCGGGTCGGCTAAATGCAAATTTCCATCATCAACGGGATCTACACGGATGGCTCGCCCGATTTTCGGACGAGCTATCCTGTCAACCTTGTGCCTGTGCCGAAAGCCACGGGCATCTCGGAGGGCTATCTGCGCCCCGGTGATGGCATTGTGAAGACTGGTGACGGGCCTGGTTTCAACCGGGGCGGCCTGAATTGGAACGGGGTGCTTTACCGCGTGATGGGGACCAAGCTGGTGACTGTCGCGCAGAACGGCACGGTCACGGTGATCGGGGATGTCGGCAGCGGTGGCCGCGTGACGTTCACCTATAGCTTCGACTATCTGGCGGTCACGTCGGGCGGGCGGCTATATCTCTACGACGGCACGACACTGACGCAGGTCACTGACCCAGATCTCGGCACGGCTCTAACCGTGGTTTGGGTCGATGGTTACTTCATGACGACAGACGGCGAGTTCCTCGTCATCACCGAATTGAACAACCCCTTCGCGGTCGATCCTCTGAAGTATGGATCATCGGAAGCTGACCCTGACCCGGTGAAGGCTCTGCTAAAGCTGCGCAACGAGATCTACGCGCTGAACCGCCACACCATCGAGGTCTTCGACAACACCGGCACGGCGGGCTTTCCGTTCCAGCGCATCACTGGCGCGCAGATCCAGAAGGGAACGCTTGGCACGCACACCTGCTGCGTCTTTGGCGAGAACATTGCCTTCATGGGCAGTGGCACCAACGAGAACATCTCAATCTATATCGGCGCCAACGGCACGGCGCAGAAGGTCGCCACGCGCGAGATTGAGGAAATCCTTGCGGGCTATACCGAAGCACAGCTTTCCACCTCGTTCATGCAGGAGCGCACCGAGGGCGGCCACCAGTTCCTTGACATCCACCTGCCAGATCAGACCATCGTGTTTGACGCCGCAGGATCGCAGGCTGTCGGGCAGCCTGTCTGGTTCTTCCTGCGCACCTCGCTCGTCGGCCTCGGTCGATGGGCTGTCTGCGATGCCGTCTTTGCTTATGACCGTTGGAACGTCTGCAAGCCTGCGGCGACCGACGTTGGCTATCTGGACAAGAACATCGCGTCGCATTGGGGCGAAACAATCGGCTGGGAGTTCGGCACGACCATCGTCTACAACGAGAGCCGTGGGGCAATCTTCCACGACATGGAGTTGGTCTCGCTGACGGGCCGCGTGCAGCCCGGTGCTGATCCGACCGTGTGGACATCGTACTCGGTTGATGGCCTGACCTACAGCGTGGAAAAGCCCGCGCGCGTGGGCAAGCTGGGCGAGTACAACAAGCGGGTGGTCTGGCTTCAGCAGGGCCACATGCGCAATTGGCGCTTGCAGAAGTTCCGTGGCACCAGCGAGGCGCAACTTGCGATGGCACGGCTGGAGGCGCGGGTCGAACCGCTGGCATTCTAATGGCTGATCCGACCCCGCTTAATCGAAACCAGATCGCCGCCTTTGTCGGCAATGACCCTGACGCCATCCGAGCGATTGAGCGGCTGTTCAAGGTCGCTGGGCAGTTGACGCCTGCTGATATTGTTATCCTCAACCAGTTGATCCTTGACAACATCCAAGCCACCGGCGCGGCTGACAACAAAGCAGAAGTGGCACTTTCTGAGGCATTTGATGCCAAACGGCATGTCGATCTGGTGGCGCTTGCGCCTGCACCTGCGTCTCAGGAGCAGATCGACAATTTGCAGCAGCAGATTTCTGCATTGCAGCAATTGCCGCCGCCCAAGGAGTTCAGGACGCCGCGCTATGGGTCGTTCTATGACACGACCACGCAAACGGCGGCTGCGATCAATACCGCTTATGCCATGACATTCAACAGCACAGACTTGTCGCAGGGCGTTTATATCGGCACGCCAACGTCGCGCGTTTATGTTGACCGTCCCAACGTCTACAACCTGCAATTCTCTGCGCAGGTGGACAAGACATCTGGCGGTGTTGGGCTGGTGTGGATCTGGCTGCGCAAGAACGGCGTCAACGTCCCGGACAGTGCTGGGCAAATTCGCATCCAGGGCAACAACGCAGAGATCATCACGGCGTGGAACTACGTTATCCAGTTGAACGCTGGGGACTACATCGAATTGATGTGGGAAGTGGACGACACGTCTGTCATTTTGTTGGCCGATCTAGCTTCGGTAATCCATCCATCTGTGCCGTCAGTGATTTTGACGGTGACAGATAACGTCAGCTCTCTGGAGGTTTAAACATGGCTGTTGTCACGAAGGTTCTGATCCCGGCTAAGACCGCCGAGGTTGGTCAGACCGCCCAATATACCGCAAGCGGTGTAACGGCGATCATTGATAAATTCACCGCCACGAATTACGACACGGTGGCACGCACGATCAGCGTTAACCTTGTGACCTCTGGCGGATCTGCTGGCAATGACAACCTGATCGTGAAGACGAAAACGCTTCAGGCGTCAGAAACCTACACCTTCCCCGAATTGGTCGGTCAGGCGCTTGCGCCCGGCGGCTTTATTTCCACGATTGCCAGCACTGGCACCTCAATCAACATTCGCGCTTCAGGCCGGGAGGTTTCGTAATGGACGACATGATGATTGAGTTTGGTCTGCCGAAGATGAAGATCTCCAGCGCAGCCGAAAACAAGAAGAACAAGCAGGTTGCGATTGATAGCTGGAAGTTTGGCCCGGCCAATCCGTCGCTTGACCCGAAGGCGAACAAGCCGTTCTGGGCTGGGCTGGCCAAAGCCTGGGACATGAACGAGAAGGAAGCCCGCCGTCGCATGTGCCTGAACTGCGAATACTTCTGCGTTGACCCGATGATGCAGGCCATGATGGAAAGCATCCCGGTGACGGACTATGACGCCTCGGGCGGCGGTCGCGGCTATTGCAAGAAGTTCGATTTCGTCTGTTCCGCCCTGCGCGCATGCCAGGCGCACGAAGGAGACGATTGATGGCCACAATTGACCCGAATGAAATCAGGGAAAAACTGATCGCCCGTGGTTTGCCGCCGCATATCGCGGAGGGCTTCGTCATGAACTTTCAGGACGAAAGCGGGCTTGATCCTGGCATCAACGAGCGCAATCCTATTGTGCCGGGGTCGCGCGGTGGCTTCGGCCTGTACCAACTGACAGGCCCTCGCCGTGTGGAGTATGAGGCGTTTGCCAGCGAGCGGGGCGTTGACCCCAGCGATGTGGACGCGCAGCTTGATTTTATGATGATGGAACTGCAAGGCCCGGAAAGCGCGGCGGCCCGATCCATTATGTCGGCACCTGATGCTGGATCTGCCGCGGCGGCTATCGTCAGGGACTTCTTGCGACCATCCGCAGAATATCGCGATCAACGGGCTGCCAGCTATCTTGGAACGCCCACGCAATCCCGTTTCCGCCCGATGCCGGGTGGCGCGGAGGAGAGCGATTTCGCGCGTGGTTACCAGCCGTCGAACCGTGTGGCGGATCTTTACGGGGAGCGCGTCGATCCGCTTTCCCTGTACAATCCATATGCCATCCTCGAAAGGTTCCGTTTGCAATGACGAGCCTTGCCCGAAAAACCGATTTCTGCGATAATGCGGACGCTGAGACTTTGGCCCACCAGCAGGCAAGATCCAAAGAGGGTTGCCCGGTGCTGGTTCGCCAAGCTGAAAAATCAGACAAGGCAGGCGTGATTGAGCAGGCGCGGGCGTTCTTCGCTGCGTCTCCGATGGGACAGCGTGTTGATTTCGATGAAGCGGGCTTTGGCGCGTTTCTGGATCACGTTGACGCTTCAGACGCAGCGCAGGTTTGGGTGGCTGACAGGGGCGGCGACGTGGTTGGCATTGCGGGCGCAATGGCCTTCCCGCTTTATTTCGCGCCCAGCGTGACCGTCGCGCAGGAATTGTTTTGGTGGGTTGATCCGGCAGAGCGCGGATCTAGCGCCGGCAA